CGAGGCCCGCAAGGGCGCCGAGGGATCTGATTTAGGGCCCACGGCAAAAAATCTGGCCAGTTTGAGTGAAGCGGTCGACAAGGTTTCCCTGAAATTCGGCCAGGGCTTGTTGCCTGTGGTGAATTCCGTAGTGACGGCGTTGGTGCCGCTGGTGAGCCGCGTCGCCGAGTTCGTGGCGGCCAATCCGAATCTGGTCCAGGGCCTGGCCGCAGGGGCGGTGGCGTTCACCGTCCTGCAAGGCGCGGTGGCCGGGGTGGCTGCGGTGGTGGGTGTGCTCGCTTCGCCGATCGGTTTGGTCGTGGTGGGCTTTGCCCTTGCCGCGGCGCTGATCGTTGCTTACTGGAAACCGATTTCGGGCTTTTTCAGCGCGCTTTGGGGCGACATCAAAGGCATGGCAGCCAGCTTCATGTCGGGGCTGCAGGCGGTGCTCGATTGGTCGCCAATGCCGATGATTACCGCGGGCTGGGAGACGATCAGCGTATTTTTCGCCGGCCTTTGGGAGTCGATCACGACGGCAGCCACTTCGGTGTTCGACTTTTTCAAGGAACTGTTTTCCTGGACGCCCCTGGGCCTGGTCATCGACAACTGGGGACCTGTAACGGGGCTCTTCGATTCGATCTGGCGATTGCTCAAGGCCTTGGCCGTGCCGGTGATGGACTTTCTCAAGGGCGTGTTCGACTGGTCGCCAGTGGGGCTGATCGTCAATAACTGGGGGGCGATCGGCGATTTCTTCGGGTCGCTCTGGGACACGGTCAAAGTTGCCAGCGCACCGCTGGTGGGCTTTCTCAAGGGTTTGTTCGACTGGTCTCCGCTACAGATGATCCGCAATGGTTGGGGGGGGATCAGCGCCTTTTTCGAACAGCTCTGGGGCGCGGTAAAAATTGCCTGCGCACCGCTGATGGACTTTCTCAAGGAGATCTTCGACTGGTCGCCGCTGGGGCTGATCGTCAATAACTGGGGGGCGATCAGTGCCTTTTTCGGCGAGCTCTGGGACACGATCAAACTCGCCAGCGCACCGGCGGTAGACTTCCTCAAGATGCTGTTCGACTGGTCACCGTTGGGGCTGGTCATCAATAACTGGGGCGCTATCAGCGCTTACTTCGACACGATCTGGGCCGCGCTGCAAGACCCTGCGCAGTTGCTCAAGGACTTCTTCCAGACGCTGTTCGACTGGTCTCCCGTCGGGCTGATCGTCGCCAACTGGGAGCCCATCAGCAAGGTCTTTTCTGATTTGTGGGGCGTACTGCAAAGCCTGGCGACACCTGTCATGGACTTCTTCCAGACGATGTTCGACTGGTCTCCACTGGGGATGATCATCAAGAACTGGGATCCGATTGTCGCCTGGTTCGCTGGCTGGTGGAGCAAGTTGCAAACCTTCATCACGCCGATCAAGGAGTTGTTCAGTGGTGGTTTCGGTGACTTTGTCGCCAAGGTCACCGGCAAGGTCGATGGCCTGGCGCAGCAACAGGAGGCCAGTAATGCCAAGGCGGCCAATGACAGCGGTTCTTCCTTCTGGAACTGGGGCGACTCATCGGGCAGCACTGACTCCGGCCTGACGAGCAACGGCAGCGGCCTTGTCCAACAAACCGCCGCCAACAACCGTACGCAACTCGAAGGCGGCTTGACCGTGAACTTCAAGGACGCGCCAGCGGGCTTGCGCGTCGATCAAGCGCAAACCAATCAACCGGGCCTGGACCTGACGCCTCGCGTCGGCTATCGCTCGCTTTCCTACGGAGGTGCCTATGGCGACTAGCTGGCGTGATCGTTTGTTGCCGGCGTCGTTTCGCGGCGTGCCATTCTGGGTCGACCAGGCGAAAAACCCGGTCGGCCAGAAAGGCCAGTTACATGAATACCCGCAGCGTGATCGGCCGTTTTTTGAAGGGCTCGGCCAACAGTCGAAGATCTATGACCTGACTGCTTTTATCGTTGGCGCCGATTGTCTCGAGAAGCGCGACGCGCTGCTCAAGGCGCTGGAGGAGGGGAGCGGCGAACTGGTTCACCCGTGGCAGGGGCGGATGCAGGTCAAGGTCGGCGAATGCGAGATGACCCAGACCCGCAAGGATGGCGGGTTGGTGACTTTCAGCCTGAAGTTCTATCCGGATGAGCCGCTGCAGTTCCCCAAGGCCGTCGTCGACACCCAGAAGCAATTGCAGGTGGCGTCGGACAAATTGCTCGACTCTTCGGTGGCGCGTTTCGATGGGGCGATGTCGCAGATCAACCGGGCGCGGATCGGCCTGGAAAACCTGCGCAAGGGGATTACCTCGGCCTACCAGGCGATCGAGCACGAATTGCAACCACTGATCAATACGTACGCGAACATCTATGCCCTGGTTCGCACGGTCAAGGAGTTCCCCCAGCAAGTGAGTGCCGCGGTTAAAAGCGTACTGGGCGAATTCAACGGATTGGTGGGCGAAGTCAAGAGCGTTGTGGGCGAAGTTCGGGGTTTGAAGGATTTTGCCGTCCAGGGCTATCACGGAATGCTGGCTGATCTCTCAAAACAGGTCGAGGACGCCAAGTCCCTCGACGCGTCAAAACTGACCATTGGCAAGGACTCCGCCGCGGCCTCACAGGCCACGGTGAACCTGATCCAGGATGCCTTGCTGGTCCAGATCTCCCAGTTCGTGTCAATGATCCCGGTGGCGACGCCGGCGGTGAAACTGACGACCACACCGTCGCTGGCCCAACAAGCCCAGCAACCGGTGCAACGCGCCGATGTGCCGGTGGTCGACGATGTGCTGGCGCTGCGTGACAGCCTCAACGATGTGATCTGGCAGGCGGCGCTCAAGGCCGACGCGGTGCAGTACCAGGCACTCAGTACCGTCCGCCAGGCGCTAACGCAGCATCTCAACGCGGTGGCTTCCAACGGGGTGCCGCTGGTTGACCTGACGCCCCAGAGTACCCAGCCGGCCCTGGTCGTGTCTTACCAGAAGCTCGGTGATGCCACGCGGGTGGGGGAGGTGGTGCAGCGCAACCGGATTTCGCACCCCGGTTTCATACCGCCGGTACCGTTGCAGGTCTCCAAGGAGTAAGTCATGAACGACATCGACAACGCCGTCGTCCTGTTGGTCGACGGCCTGAGTTATGAGGGCTGGAAGACCATCGAGATCACGGCCGATCTCGAGCGTCAGTTCCGTACCTTCAAGCTCGGTATCACCTGGAAATGGCCGGGACAGACCCAGGCCCTGCCGATCAAGGCCGGTGCCCGTTGTTCGGTCATGATCGGCTGTGACCAGGTCCTGACCGGTTACGTGTTCAAGGCGCCCATCAGCTATGACGGCAATCAGATCAGCCTGACCGTCGAGGGCAGTTCGCTGACCCAGGACCTGGTGGATTGCGCGGCCATCAACCAGCCGAGCCAATGGCGTGAACAGAGCCTGCTGAAGATCGTCGAGGCGCTGGCCAAACCCTACAAGATCACTGTGCGCAGCGAGATCCCGGAAACCACCAAACTGCAGACCCACAGCATCGTGCCGGGTGAGACGGTGTTCAAGTCCATCGATCGGTTACTGACCTTGTATCGGGTGTTCTCCACCGATGACGCGGCCGGCAACCTGGTACTCGCCAAGCCCGGAAGTGCCGGGAAGGCGACTGATGTACTGGAACTGGGCAAGAACATTCTTTCGGCCAATACGGCGAGGGACTACAGCGCGGTGTTCTCCGAGTACCGGGTGATCGGCCAGCACAAGGGCAGCGACCAGAACAGCGGCAGTGCGGTGAGCGAAGTCTCCGGGGTGTCCAGCGAGGCCAATCCGGATCGCAAGCGCGTGACGGTGATCAGCGAAAGCGCGCAGATCACTCCGGTCCTGGCCCAGCAACGGGCTGACTGGGAACGGGCGACACGCCGCGCCAAGGCCCTGACGACCACCTACACCGTGCAGGGCTGGCGACAGTCCAACGGTGATCTGTGGCGACACAACCTGACCGTGCGGGTGAAGGATCCGGTGCTGGACGTGGACCAGGACATGCTCATCTCCAAGGTGACGTATTCGTTGTCCGCACAGGGCTCGATCACCACCCTGGTCGTGGCGCCGCCGCAGGTCTTCGATGCCACACCGGCACCGGCAAAGGCCAAGAAGTAATCACCCCGTTTGCCCAAGGAATTCCCATGAGCCTACTGACACGCCTGCTGGCGCGCGGCACTGTCGTGCTCGCCAACTCGGCCAACAAACTGCAATCGCTGCAAATGCGCCTGACCGCCGGTGAGGTGAACGACGACATGGAGCACTTCGAACCCTACGGCTTCACCAGCAACCCGCTGGCCGGCGCCGAAGGCATCGCCACCTTTCTCGGCGGCGACCGTTCCCACGCTATCGTCCTGGTGGTCGCCGACCGCCGTTACCGCCTGCAGAACCTCGCCCCCGGCGAAATCGCCCTCTACACCGACGAGGGCGACAAGATCCATTTCAAGCGTGGCCGGATCATCGATATCGAAACCGGCACCCTGAACATTCGCGCCGGTACCGCGGTGAACATCGACACCCCGAGCCTGACCCAGACCGGCAAGATCGTCTCCCAGGGCGATCAGGTCGCCGGTGGTATCAGCCAGATGAAGCATGTGCACGGCGGCATCCAGCCGGGTAACGGCCAGACCGGCGCGCCGACGGGAGGTGCCTGATGTTCGTGTCCAACGACCTGAAGACGGCGCTGACCCGTTCGGTGCTGATCAGCCTGTTTACCTGGCGTCGCGCCAATACCGATGACCCGATCGATGACGACGAGCGTTTCGGTTGGTGGGGCGACAGTTTTCCCTCGGTGACCGACGACCGTATCGGTTCGCGGCTGTGGCTGTTGCGGCGGGTCAAGCTCACCGCACAGACCCAGCTCGACGCCGAGTTCTATGCCCGGGAAGCCTTGCAATGGCTGCTCGACGACGGCCATTGCAGCGCCATCGACATTCAAACCGAACGGCTCGACGCCCAGCGACTGAACCTGCGTACGGTTCTGACCCTGGCCAGCGGCGAGCGCCTGGATATCAACCCGAACCATAGTTGGCAGGTGACTTATGCCGTTTGAAACCCCTTCGCTGCCGGTGTTGATCAACCGCACCCAAGGCGACCTGGCCGGCGATTCGCTGCGCCAGTCCGATGCACAGGTCCTGGCCCGCACCTTGAGTGGTGCGGCCTTCGGCCTCTACGGCTACCTCGACTGGATCGCCGATCAGATCCTCCCCGACACCGCCGATGACACCACCCTGGAACGTATTGCCGCACTGCGTTTGCATCAGCCCCGCAAGGCGGCGCAAGCGGCCAGCGGCAGTGTCAGCTATACCGCTGCGGCGGGGGCGGTGCTTGATGCCGGGACCTTGCTGCAGACCAGTGATGGGCGCAGTTACACCGTGACGGTGGGTGGCACCACCAGCGGCGGGACCAATATTGCACCGATCCAGGCGCTGGACGCCGGCAGCCTGGGTAATGGTGATGCCGGTTTGACTTTGTTTCCGGTGCAGCCGGTGCAAGGGATCGGTAATACCTTCACGGTGCTGGATCCGGGCTTGAGCGGTGGTGTCGCGGCGGAAAGTATCGAATCGTTGCGGGCTCGGGTGATTAGCTCCTACCGCATTATTCCCAATGGCGGTTCGGCGGCGGACTACGAAACCTGGGCACTGGAATGTCCGGGGATTACCCGGGCCTGGTGTCGCGGTAGCTACCTGGGGCCGGGCACCGTCGGTTTGTTCGTGATGCGCGACGACGATCCGGTGCCGCTGCCGGATGATGGTCAACTGGCGTTGGTCCAGGCCTATATCGACCCCTTGCGTCCGGTGACCGCCGAGTTGCATGTGCTGGCGCCGGTGTTGGTACCGGTGACCTACACCTTGCGCCTGATCCCGGATACCACCGCCATCCGCGCCGCCGTCGAGGCCGAGTTGCAGGACCTGCATGATCGTGAGGCTGGCCTGGGTGAAACACTGTTGCTGACCCATATCGCCGAGTCCATCAGCAGTGCCAGCGGCGAGCAGGATCACCTGCTGGTTTCGCCGTCCGCCGATGTGCCAGCCGCCACCAACCAGTTGCTGACCTTCGGAGGTTGCGTATGGCTGGAGTAAGAACGGCCGAGCAATACCAGGAGCAGTTGCGCAGCTTGCTGCCAGCGGGGCCGGCCTGGGACCCGGAGCAAGTGCCGGAGATCCAGCAGGTACTGCTGGGTATCGCCCAGGAACTGGCGCGGGTTGATGCCCGGGCCGTGGACCTGATCAACGAAGTGGACCCGGTGACGGTCAGTGAACTGGTGCCGGATTGGGAGCGGGTGATGAACCTGCCCGACCCGTGCCTGGGCCCTAGTCCATTGTTCGAAGATCGCCGTTTGGCGGTGCGTCGGCGGTTGCTGGCAGTGGGTGATCAGAGCATCGGTTACTTCATTGATATCGCACGCAGTCAGGGATATCCGAACGCCAGCGTGACCGAACTGCAAGCTTCCCGCATGGGCTGGTCACGGTTCGGCAAGGCGCGCTTCGGCTCCTGGCAGGCGCAGTTCATGTGGACGCTGAACACCGGTAGCCGATTGCTTATGGGGCGGCGTTTCGGTGCTAGCTATTGGGGCGAGCGTTTTGGCGTCAACCCCGGCAGTGCCCTGGAATGCCTGATACATCGCACCGCACCGGCGCATACGCTCGTGCACATCAATTATGACTAGAGGATAAAAACGTGGATTACCCAAAAAGCGTGCCCAGCGTTGGGCTGGTGAATGGCAAGTTTGTCGATGAGAGCCCGGTGAATGGAACACCGGGGTCGTTGATCCCCTCCAGTTGGGGGAATGCGGTGACTGACGAGATTTTGTCGGTCATCCGTTCAACCAATGTTGTTCCGGCTGAAAGTAATAATGCTCAGCTGACAGATGCGATTGTCAGTATTGCGGATCTGCGAGCCTCTCAAGCGGTTTCAAAAGCCGTGGCTCAAGCCACTGAAAGCGCTGCAGGTGTGGCGAAAATCGCCACGCAGGCTCAGACCAACTTGGGTGTTGATGATACGACTATCGTCACGCCTAAAAAGATGGCTGGGGCAGTCCAGGGCCAGGCCCTGGTTGCTTTCACGACTGCAGGCACTGCACCTCAGTTTACTTTGGCTCCTGTGCCCGCGATCACTGCATATACGGCGAATCAGCGGTTTCAGGTGAAGTTCCATTCGGCGGGCGCCGGTTCTGACAAGATGAACATCTCGGGCCTCGGAGTAAAAAACATAATGCAATACGACACCAGCGGCAATAAAGTTGCTGCTGTTATCCAGGGCCAG